CCCGAAATTCTTCGAGGCAAGGCCCCTGATTCTCTCTGACCGGACGGGCGACCTCGTCATTATTGCCGGGAATCAACGGTATGAGGCGGCAAAGGCAGCGGGTTTGAAAGAGGCCCCGGCATACCTCATGGAAGGATTGACCGAGGAGAAGGAACGAGAAATAACAATCCGAGACAACGCCCATCAAGGCGAATGGGACATGGACCTCCTGTCGACATGGGATTTTCCTCTTGTCGAGTGGGGCGTGGATATCCCGAAGCATTGGGGCGAGGCGGGAAGCGGAAATCCAACAGTCGATGATATTGGATTCTCGGAAGGAAAGAAGCTGACGGGGAAATTTACCTTTCTGGAGGACGACCGGGAAAGGATCAGCGAAAAACTCCGGGCGATAGAGGGGGAGATCAATGGATTTCGGTTCTACATTTGAGACGTTTAGTTTTTCGGGTGAAAGCGAAAACTGCTACGGCTTGAAAATTGTTGAGGCCGCGCTCACGAGCAGGGGGATGAAGATAAGCCCGGTCGATTATTCAACCTCTTTGCCGGTGCTTGTGTCGCTATATTGGCCGGAACAGCTCTATGATTTCATCCGGTGGCGGTATTCGCATAAGATGCGGAACAAAAGGGTAATTGTCGGCGGAAACTACCCCACAACATCCCCGCAGGCCGTCGCGCCCTTCTGTGATGGCGTTTTTCTCGGAGATGGGGAGATATGGGACGGAAAGTCGCTTGATTTTATCGCGGAGGCCGGAAATCCTAAGAAAAGGTCAATAGCAAAGGACATTTCCCCGTATTTATATGAAGATGTACAGCAATCGCGGCGCACCTTCGTTGAAATATCACGCGGGTGTAAAAACAAATGCCTGTTTTGTCAATACGGATGGCTCAAGCCTTACCGGGAATGTGATTATCAGGACATCGCCATGAACATCGACCGGGCGAAAACCAAAAGCATCAGGGTCTTTGCGGCGGATCGGTTCCAGCATTCGTCTTATAACTCAATCCGGGCACTCCTTGAGAAGCGCGGGAAGGCGGACACGGGCAGCGACGTTTCGATAAAATTTCTTTTGAAGCATCCCGAATACCTGAAATACACAAACAAGATCCGCGTGGGGATCGAGGGGTTATCTTATCGGCTCCGTAAGATGGTCGGAAAGGATTATGATGATTCGGAAGTGATTCGGTTCTGTACCCTTGTGGCCGACGCCGGGATAAAAAGCCTTGACTGGTATATGATTTATGGTTTGCCGACCGAGACGGAGGGAGAAGTTGAGGATTTCAAAAAGCTCCTAATGGATCTCAACAGGGAAATGCCGCATGGCTACACGGTAGCGATCCACTGGAACGCCTTCACGCCGTCCGCACAAACACCCTTTCAGTGGGCAAGACCCGCGACAGGTGATTTTCCGGCGCTTACGGAAATGCTAAACCATTTCCACGATAACGACCGGATAAAAATCTATCATAAGCCAAAGATGACGGGATTCAACACATTACTCAAGCGGATGCTGGCAATCAGGGCAACAGAGGCGACGGCGAAGCTCGCTTTCAATTTCGCCCACAAAATGCCGCAATTTCTGCGGGCACCCGATTTTGTTCTGTCTGAGTATAAAAAGGCGACCGGACAGGGTCTTATGGAAGAATGGCCGGTTGATACGCCGTTGCCGTGGGATCGGTATTGTTTGTATGAGCGTGATGCAATGCTGAAATTGTACCAGAAGGCGATAAAGCCGGAAGAAAGCGCAGGGAGAAAAACACCTGCGCCGTCTTCCATTACTTCATGTCGATGAAACGGGGGTCTTGAGGATTGGAAAGGGTTTCCTTGAAAGTTTTGATCCATACGCGACGCGGTAGCGGATGCAGGTCTGCGGGCATGGCCGCAAGAACCCGCTGCGCCGTGTATTTTGGATCACTGTTCGCTTTTTCGGCAATCTCTGCCGCCTTTGCATTCGTCCATTCATGGCCGCACTTTGGGCATTTCATCTTCTCAGCTCCTTCCTGGTTCGTCTACCCGGCGGATCTTGCCGCCGCGTTTCAAAAATTCATCAACCGTTTCGGCCTTCCGGGTATCGGCAAACGACTTAGACTCCAGCCGCCGAAACAATCCCCCGGAAATATCCCCCTTCGCTTTTTCCCTCAGTCTGATGATCGTCCAGTTTGGCATATTGCCGCTCTTTCTCCGCGTGCAGGATGCGCGGCCCCCGTAAAATCAATCCGGCAGCGTGACGGTGAGGGGGGTCATGGCTTCACCGCCTTCCGTGGCCGCCCGCCCTTTTTCCCGTTCTCACGGGAGCTGGCGGAGGAAATCGCGCCGCTCCAGTCTGACCGCTTGCATCGCGGGCATTGTACCGGGTTTTCGATTCTCGGGGTCCATGTAGACCCACAGCGGAGACAGGTGCAGGTTTTATTCTTCTTCATTTTCCGCCCCCTTGTGCGCTGTGTCAATAATTTCCAGGGCCTGCGCAGGCTCTCCCATATCGAGGGCGTTTTGCACCTCGTCTCGTGTATTATCGCCCAAATCATCAAGAGAGCCCTGTGCCTCATAATAATCCATCCACCATTTTACATCGTCGGCGGGGATAATATCCTCATCCGACTTTTCGCGCCGCCAATCGGTAAAGAGGGTAAGGGCATAGGTTTCCGATCCAGGGGCCTGCTCTCTCTCATAGTTCCTTACGATGTCCCTCAGATCTGCCAAGGTAACAACCTGCTTTCCGCTCTCGATATCGCTCCGGTTAAACATGATCTTCCTCCTCTCGTTTTTATTTCCGGGGTAATTCCCGTTCTGTTGGCTCTAATCTATATTATTATAATAATAATGTCAAGGAAAATGATTACGAAAGAAATCAAATGGTTACGCGAATACACGAAAATAATTGAGAGGTGACGTTATGAGAGGAGGTTATCGCATGGGGGCGGGACGGAAGCCCGGTACCAAAGAGACCAAGCCCCGGAAGCCCGGCGGGGGCCGGAAATCAGCGAAGGCCAGGGAAAAGGTGGCAAAGATCCCCCTCGTCCCCGTCCCCCTGGGCGCTGATGACCGGAGGCGAATCAAGGACCTCCTGGGCAGCAAGGGGAAGGCCAGCGTGTTCGCCCGTGCGAAGCAGTATCAGGAATTCCTCACCCGGATCAGCCAGGGCGGGAAGCTGACGGCGGCGGAAGACACGGCCATGAAGCAGATCGAGGCGGAGCTGCTCGCCCACGTCTCCGCGGAGGAACCGACACAGGAGAGCGTGGACGCGGACGCGTTTCTCCGTACGGTTTGGAATGATGGGGCGGTCGACATGGCCCTCCGGATCAGGGCGGCGGAGATCGTCTGTCGGGGGGCTGAGGTGAAGAAGGGGAAGAAGGAGGAGAAAAACGACAAGGCTGCGCGGGCCGGGGGCGGGAAGTTTGCACCGGGCCGTGCGCCGATTGCACTGGTGAAATAAATGCCGATAGAGCATAACACATCTTGCAAAGACTGGGAGCGCCGCGTGCTGAAGGGTGAATCCCTGATCACCTTCCCGCCTCTGTTCCCTGCCGAGGCCGACGAAGCCCTTGCTCAGTTCAAGCTACTTCGCCTTGTCGATGTCCTTGGCCATCCGACTTACGGCGAGGTTGGACGGCAATGGGTGTTTGACTTCGTGAGTGCGGTATTCGGGGCATACGATTCGGAGGCCGGGCGGCGGCTGATTTCTGAATTTTTCCTGCTTATCAGTAAGAAGAACTCGAAAAGTTCAACCGCGGCAGGGATTATGATGACGGCCCTCTGCCGAAACTGGCGGGACTCCGCTGAATTTGTGATTGTTGCCCCGACGGTGGAGGTGGCTTCCAATTCGTTTATCCCCGCCCGCGATATGGTCCGTGCCGATGAGGATCTTTCTGATTTAATGCTCGTCCAGGAGCATTATCGCATGATCACGAATCGGAACACGGGCGCGACGCTGAAGGTTGTGGCGGCTGCCAGTGAGACTGTTGGGGAAAAAGGCCACGGGGATCTTGATCGACGAGGCATGGCAGTTTGGCAAGATGGCCAACGCCGAGAACATGCTCCGGGAGGCCTGCGGCGGGCTGGCCTCAAGGCCGGAAGGGTTCGTTATTTGGCTCAGTACGCAGTCCGACGAAGCTCCAGCGGGCGTGTTCAAGCAAAAGTTGGACTATGCACGCGGCGTCCGGGACGGCCGGATCGGCGACAACAAATTTCTGCCTATTATCTTCGAATTTCCCGAAGCGATCCTGAAAGAGAAAAAACACCTGGACCCGAAATACTGGTTTTGCACGAATCCAAACCTCGGTGCATCCGTTGACGAAGCGTTCCTGCTCCGCGAGTTCAAGAAAGCCGAGAATGACGGAGATGTTAGTATGCAGGGGTTCCTCGCCAAGCACCTGAATGTGGAAATGGGGCTTGCCCTCCGCTCCCAGCGATGGGCGGGCGCCGACTTCTGGGAAGCGGCCGGCGGGACCGTCACCCTTGAGACCATCCTGCAGAAATCCGACGTGCTTGAGATCGGCATCGATGGCGGAGGCCTCGACGACCTCCTGGGGCTGGCCGTCCTGGGGCGAGAGTCCGAAACCGGGACATGGCTGCTCTGGACTCACGCCTGGGCGCACTCCATTGCGCTTGAGCGCCGGAAGTCTGAGGCCCCGAAGTACCATGACTTCGCGAAGGACGGGGATCTGACCATCGTGGATGAAATCGGCCCGGACATCCGGCAATGCGGGGACATCGTGCGGAAGTGCGAAGCCTCCGGCCTCCTCGACCGGATCGGGGTTGACCAGGCGGGTATCGGGGCAATAGCGGATGAGATCGAGGCGGGCGACGAAAAGGGCGAAGGAGCGATTGAGCATGACCGGATAGTGGGCATCCCGCAGGGGTGGCGGCTGAATGGGGCGATCAAGACCCTTGAGCGCAAGGTGGCGGAGAGGTCCCTGGTACATGGCGGGCAGGCGCTCATGGCGTGGTGCGTGGGTAATGCACGGGTGGAACCGCGGGGGAATGCGATTAGCATCACGAAGCAGGCCAGCGGGACGGGGAAGATCGACCCGCTCATGGCGGCGTTGAATGCTACGGCGCTGATGGCGATGAACCCCGAGGCGAGAAACAAGCAACCTGAATATCAGATGCTTTTCTTGTGAGGTGGCGAGATGGAGCAGATACCACCCAAAAAGCTGCTCAGGCCGGATGAGGTGGCGAAGTTTTGGCGGGTGTCCACTTCGACCATTTACCGATGGATTGACCTCGGCATCATTCCCGGAGTGCGCCTCGGGGGGACGCTCAGGATACCGAAGGAGGAGGCGGAGAAGGGGAAGCCGACGATGGATGAGTGAAAAAAGCTGCGGCGTGGCTCGGCCTGGCGTGGCATGGTCAGGCTTGGCGCGGCGGGGCATGGCCTGGCGCGGCAAGGCAAGTCAACTCAGGGATATTTAACAACTAACCAATGAAAGGGGAAGAGGAAAAATGAAGGAACTCGGATTTAAGTTGGTCGGAATGACGCCGCTATTGATGCACGACAACAAGATGGCAAACCCACTGAATGCGTACACGCAATACATGAAGCCCCTGACGGCGAAGCGAAACAAGACCGATCAGGATCACATGGAGATTGCCCGCATCGAATGGGAGGCCGGTTTGTACCTGCATGACGGCGAGGTTGCCATGCCGGCGGAAAATCTGGAGGCATGTTTCCTCCGGGCGGCAAAGAGAACGAAGAACGGGCAGAAGTACCAGAGCGGCGCAATGATTTCAGAGGATTGGTTTCCTCTGGATTACAAAGGGAAGAAGATCAAAGTGAAACAGAACGGGAATATCCCGAACGTCGAACTTGACCCGTTCTATGAGAGCTTCAAGCATCAGGGGATGGTGAAGATCGGGACGCAGCAGGTATTGAGAACGCGGCCCGTATTCCACGACTGGTCTCTTGTGATAATGATCATCATCGATGAACAGGTATTTGACGAGCGCACCATGACCTCGATCATTGAGGACGCGGGGCGGTTCGTCGGGTTATGCGAGAAACGGCCACGGCTGGGAAGGTTCACCGTGGAGAAGATTTAACAAGGCCCGGCGTGGCAGGGCGCGGCGTGGCGTGGCGGGGCGTGACCGGGCGGGGCAACTCAGGGATAAGCACCATGCACTCATAAAGCACATGGCCCGGCGAGGCTGGGCTGGGCCGGGCAAGGCCTGGCAAGGCAACCCGAGGCGAGGATATCCAAACTAAAAAAGGAGGCAATCATGGAAGAAGCAAAGAAGCATCCGGCGTATAAAGAGGCGGTTGAGCAGATCGTGAAGCGGTTTCACGTCGGCGGGTACGGGGTGATAATCACCGACGCCGAATTTGACGCCTTCATGTCGGTGACGGAACCATCGGGTAACCTTCCCGCGGCGAAATGGAAGGCCCTCGAAATGGAGCGGCTCCAGAGGTACAAGGCTATCGAGGTATTGCTTGAGGATCACAATATCTGCATGCTCCGGTCGAAGGCGGTCCCCGGTTTTGAAATCCTCCCGCCCAGGGAACAGATCAAGACGGCATACGACCGTCGCATGGCGAAGGTGCGGCGCGAGCTGAATAAGGCTGCGTCTGCATTGTCGAACGTCAACCATGAACTCCTCACGATTGACGAAGAAAACGACAGACAAAACAAGATGGTCCGTGCCGCGTTTATCAAGGGCGCGATCAAAAAGCGGAAGATCGAAATAGTCAGGCCGCCCGAAAAGAAGGAAATCGCGATGGTGTAAGCCTTGGCGTGGCAGGGCTTGGCTTGGCCAGGCTGGGCGAGGCTGGGCACGGCGGGGCATGGCCTGGCGCGGCATGGCGAGTTGATTCAGGGTTAAGTTGGGGGGGCTTCGGCCTCCCCTTTTTTATTTTCTGTCGCATCCTTCCTATCCTTCTTAGACTTACCTGAAAATTAAGCGCATTGGCGTATCTAACAAGCATTCTTTTGTGAGGTACGACATGAACCGCGCATATTCCACCTTTGAAATCAAATCCGTAGACGAAGAAAAACGCATCCTTACCGGCATCGCCTCGACTCCTTCGCCGGACTTGATGGATGACATTGTCGAGCCGAAGGGTGCGCGTTTCACCTTGCCGATTCCCCTTCTCTGGCAGCACGACTCTCGTTTCCCCGTGGGGCATGTCAAGCGCGCCAAAGTCACCGGGGCTGGAATTGAGGTCGAGGCGCACCTGGCCAAAGTAGACGAGCCGGGCAGACTCAAGTCTCGTCTCGACGAGGCATGGCAGAGTCTCAAAGCCGGTCTGGTCCGTGGCCTCTCCATCGGGTTCAAGCCCATCGAGCAGGAGCCCATCGAGGGCAGTTTCGGATACCGCTATCTCAAATGGGCATGGTTGGAATTATCGCTCGTGACGGTCGCCGCGAACCAGGAGGCGTCCATCACGGCCATCAAAAGCATTGATTCGAGACTTCGTGCCGCGTCAGGCAAAACCCTCCCCGGCGTTACGGGACAGACAAAGGAGCGAAAAATGAAGACGCTACAGGAACAGCTTGCCGAGCTGAAGGAAGCCCGGCACGTGAAGTTCGCCCGCATGGGCGAGATTTCCGAGGCGGTCAAGGCGCAGAGCCGTGACTTCGAAGACGCCGAGGCCGATGAGTTTGACACGCTCGAAGCCGAGGTGAAACAGCTTGACGGGGACATCCGACAGAAGACGGTCGAGTGCATGCTTGCCTCCACGGCGAAGGCGGTATCCCCGGAGCCGACCAGGGGATCGTCCAGTCGGGGGCCGACGGTGTTCACCCGGACGGCCGACAAGGACGAGGCGTTCAAGGGGCAGAACTTCACCCGGATGGTCATCGCCAGGGCGCTCGGGCAGATCGAGGGCGTCTCCCCGGTAGCCATCGCACAAAAGCGGTGGGGGCAGACGAACCCGAACCTGGTCAACGTCATCCGCGCGGCAGTCTCCGGCGGGGACAGCACCACGGCAACCTGGGCGGCAGAGTTGGTGTCGGCGGACAGCTACGCCGGGGATTTTATCGAGTTTTTGAAGGCAAAGACGGTCTTCGACCAGCTTCCCCTCAGGGAAGTCCCCGCGAATGTCACGATCAAGGGGCGTGACGGGGCCGCCACGGGGTACTGGGTCGGCGAGTCCGC